TATTTATAGTCTAGCGGGTAAAGATAACGTCTTGGGTGGTTTGCTATTCAAGAGATATAATATCTACGCTATTAAGCAAGGTGCTGTATCTAAACTACAAAAGCAAGGTATTAATCTAGTTTGCTTTAACAAATGGTTTAAGTCTAAGGCTGCAAAAATCTCTAAGAAATTAAGAGAAGAAGTAGGTAAGTATGATGCAGTCATAAACTATTGTGATAAAGAATATTGTACTTCAGACCTATCGAAGAAAGCACGGTGGTCTAATACTCCTGAGCGTTCAGATAGAGTTGTAATGGCTAATCTTTTAAATATCTATGGTCTTGACTACAAAGACTATATTAAAAACGAGACAGTCACTAAGGCTATGGATGAATGGCTACTTATGTACTACTTTGCTAAAGTTGCAAATAGTGAATACTTTAATCTTAGAGTATTTAGTAGACAACAACTTGAACAGCATGTGAATAACATAGCTAGTGAATACAACATCGTAGAAGATGCAAAGGATATTCATACCAAGATTCTTAAACTAGACAATATGCTGTTTGAATTTAAGAAACTGTATGGTTATGAAGAATTGCCATCAGGTAAGAAATCACATAGTCAGGCAATCATCAAGACCCTGCCTAAAATGGATAGTCTTAGAAAAATTCTTAAAGGTGCTATTGACAGTTCACCGATACTAAAGTATATTGTTAGTGGTAACGACGAGTTGGATATTGAGAAGATTAAGAATAATTCTCCTACAGATATTCATAACAGTGGTTACTACGGTCGAGACAAATGGTTTGACAATGTTGAACTCAGCGAACTGAGAACAACAGTAGGAAATTTGGTTTAGGTTTTATTTCACAGGAGTTTAATTATGAGTGTTCCTTTTATGTGGGTTGACGGTAACTTAACGGTGATCTTAAAAAACAAGGCTCACCAAGTAATTCCAGATCATACTAACTACAAGGTGATTCTGGAAGCACTACCAACAGCAACAGAAGATGAGTTGCTAGAATTGGTAGACATTGAAAAGGCGGTTGCTACTTTTAGTCAAGGACAAGTATCAATCCAGAATGGGAAGGTGATGTTTGAAGGTGAAGAAGTTCATGGTAGTATCAGCAAGAGAATCTTAGAATTTATGAGCAAGGGTTTGCCTTTCGAGCCTCTTGTAAAGTTCTTGGAAAATCTTATGGAGAATCCAAGTATGCAGAGTCAGCAAGAACTCTATGATTTCTTGGAGCATGAGAATCTGCCTGTCACTGAAGATGGATGTTTCCTTGCATACAAGGCAGTCCGTAGCGACTTCAAGGATAAGTGGAAAGGTACATTTGACAACAGTGTTGGTCAGGTCTGCGAGATGCGTAGAGCAAAGGTAGACGATAATCGTAAGGTTGGATGCTCACAAGGACTTCATGCTGGAGCATTAAATTATGTTGCAAATTATGGCAACGTAGATGCTGGTGACAATATAGTGATTGTTAAAATCAATCCTGAAGATGTTGTCAGTGTTCCTAGTGATTGTAACTGTGAGAAACTTCGTACTTGCAAATATGAAGTAGTCGGTCTTTATCAGGGAGAATTACCAAAGCCTCTTTATAAGGCTGAGTTTGAAGCTGATTCTTATGTTGATGATGAAGAATACTCTACAGTTTATGATGAGTATGATGAAGATTACTGGGATCAATTTGAAGACGATGATGACGACGAAGAATTTTAATAGGTGAAATATGTATGATCCAGAACATGAAGATTATGATGATGACGAGTATAAGTATTACCCTGACGGTGGTGAATTTAAAAAGTACGAGTTTAAGTTTGATTGGACTGTTTGGGAAAAATGGCTTAAAGATGCTCTGGATGATATTATACAAGAAGGTGACAATCAGTGGATTGTTGATGGAAAAAAGTTTCCTGTGAGTGATTCTGCTTCCCAAGATACATCTAAGGATCAATACTTTATGTATCTTGGGAGCAATCATTACAAGGAACCAATTTGGAAAGCTAAATACTTTATAAATGATAAATTGAATACCGCATATAAAAATCATATCGTATCTCATGCTGCACATTTTTTAAAGCAGCCACTTTACTATAAAGGAATGTTTGATAACTTAAATTAAAGGTGCTATTATGGAAGAAGAAGATTCTGCATATCTAAGGATTTCTAATGTTGATAAATTAATAAACTTTAGTAGAAGATTAATCTATCACAACTTTGGAGATAGTTCTAAAGACATGGATGACAGTGAGTTTATTGAAGCTGTAAAAAAGTTACCTAAAGAAGAATTAGAGGAAATGGAACAGCTTTTACCTTTTCAAGAATGTAAAACTATTGCAGGTGCATATCTTAAAAAAAAGAGACACAAGAAAACTAAAGAGATTATGTATTTCTTGAAAGAGTCTGACTATAACATTATTCTTTTAGAATATAATCAAAGAATGGTCAGCAACATAGTTGGTAGTCTGGTATCTAAAGGACATTTAGATATGGCTTTTGATGACGAGAAAAATGATTTTGTATTTTGGGTAAAAAACAAAGACGATGATGAAGAGTAATTAATAATCACTTGGAAACTTAATTGGAGAAATAATGGCTACTTGCAGACCGAAAACTTTTGATGATGTTATTGGACAAAAAGATACTGTAAACAGATTAAAAATCTTTACTCACGGCTGTAAAAACGGGGGTGGTGTTATGCCTCATGTTTTAATAGACGGCCCACCGGGGCTAGGTAAGACCACTCTGGCTAGTGCTATAGCTAATGATCTAGGCCATGATCTTGTTGTTGCGAACGCTGCTAGTATTCGTAGCGTTAAGAATATGACAAGATATTTACTAAATATACAACCAAATACTGTTTTATTTATTGATGAAGTACATAGATTGCCTATGATTGTTGAGGAATTTATGTACCCAGTTATGGAAGATTTTAAGGCTTCTGTAGTCTTAGGCTCAGAACCAGAAGAAATTGATATTCCAGCATTTACTTTGATTGGGGCAACAACCAGCGGAGGCAGTTTAAGTCAGCCATTTTACGATAGATTTACAATTAAAGAGCATCTTCAATTTTATACCGTAGATGAACTAGCTAAACTAGCAGGATCGAATGCACAAACGCTTTCATTAAATATATCCTCAGACCATTTATTAGGTATAGCGCAAAGAAGCAAAGGTACGCCTAGAATTTTAAATGCTAGATTAGAGTGGTATAAGAATTATACAAGTTTTTATCCACAAGCTAACGATGTTGACGAAATATTTAACACTCAGGGTATCGACAAATATGGCATGGACGAAAATGATAGAAAATATTTAGATATTCTTATGAAAAACAGAGGCAATCCTTTGGGTATTAAAAGTCTTTCCGGCATGACAGGTATTGCTATAGACACTATAGAGAACAGTATTGAGCCTTATATGGTAAGAGAAGGCTTTGTTGTACGAACCCAGAAGGGCAGAGTAATAGGCAAAATGCCTTGATATTTTGGTGTATAACTCTTTCAAGGAGACTACATGATGACACCAGAATCGTTTTATATATTTACGTTTAGTAATGTCGTTGTATTTTCTCTAGGTTTTATTTTAGGTAAGATGTTTAGTTCTTCTTCTTCCTCATTGTCTATAAACGATATGGTATCTATCAAATCTAAAAAGCAAGAAAAAAATAAAACACATATAGAGATAGACGATACTAAATATGTTGGTAAAATTAGCACTGATGGCCTAGAAAAAAAGTATGATACTTTAGGCGAAGTTAAAAAAAGTAAAAATGACACTAGTTCATCAGTTAATAAACTTAAAAACTTAAAGAGGTAAAATATGATAGGCTTAGATGTAGGCACAAGTTTTATTATTTCTGCTAGTCAAGACGGAGATGATATAATATTCAAAGATTTTAGAGATGCCTTTTATGTGATTAAACCAACCACACCTATTGCTACAAAAATGATAGAAAAGGGTTTAGCTGGTAAGGTTTTTATTAAAGATGAAGAAACAAATTCATTTATATTATTAGGTAAAGACGCTATTGAAAAAGCTATTGAAAGAAATGATACCGCAAAAAGACCTATGTATAGAGGTGTAGTATCAGCAAAAGAAAAAGATGCTAAAAAGGTTTTGGCATTTATATTAAAAGAAGTAGTCGGAGAGGCTTCAGAGCCGGGAGAAAAACTAGTATTTTGTAGACCTGCACAGCCTGTAGATCAGGAAGATGAAGATTTTGATGTAGGCTACCATGAAGATGTTGTAAAAACAATTCTCGGAGAATGTGGCTACAATGCCCGCCCTATTAATGAAGCAGAGGCTCTGTGTTACTCTGGTTTAGAAGATAGTGATTATACTGGTATTGGAGTTAGTTGCGGGGCTGGTATGACAAATGTGTGCGTTATGTTGAATGGTGAACCAACCGTTATGTTTAGCACAACTAAATCTGGCGATTGGATTGATCGCATGAGTGCGGTTGCCACAGGTGAGCCTGATAGCGTAGTTCAAGCAGAGAAAGAACAGGGCGTATATAAAATTGGTGAACCTACCGATAATCCTGTATTAGAAGCGGTATGTGCCTATTATGAAAGATTAATAGATTATACTACCAAATATTTAAGTGTAGCATTAAGCAAACATAAGGCTTTGCCAAAATTTAAAGAGCCACTTAAAGTAGTCATAGCGGGTGGAACGTCCAGAGCAGAGGGGTATGTTGAAACATTTGAAAAAATGTTAGAAAAGAACGAATTTCCTCTGCCTGTAAAAGAAGTTGTTCATGCTGACGATCCTTTACATGCTGTTGCAAAGGGTTGTTTGATTGCTGCTCAGGTTCTTTAATTTCTATAATAGTAGTCAGGGGTCTGCCAAGACCCTTGACTATCTTAAATTTGTTGCTATTATATAGGTATAATGCATACAGCAATAATTGTACCGGCAACTAACAGAGATCAGTATCTAGCAGAATTGCTATCTAGACTGCCGAATTATTTAATTAATCAAAATCATATTAATAAATTTAGTATCATTGTGACTAAACAACTAGATGATACTATGTTTAATCGTAGTCTTTCTCTTAATGTTGGCATAAAATATGCGATTGACACCCTCAAAGCCAACCATATAGTCACGCATGATGTGGATGTTGTCCCAATATCTAACGTAGATTATAATTATCAAAATACTTTTTTAACTTGGTTTATGACCGCAGGTGGACTGAATGCACATGCTTCTGATTTTATTAAAATTAATGGATACTGTAATGAGTTTGTA